GAAGGTCTCCGAGAAGACATGGGAAAAGGTACTGGCGCTCCTGCGCGAGGCTCACAGTGTGCGGGAGGCGTGTAAGGCGTGCGGGGTTTCAGAGAACGCCTTCTATACCACGGCGCGGAAAAACCCGGAGTTCCGCAAGCGGATCGAGGAGGCGCGCGACGCCGCGACGGACCTGGTAGAACACGCCCTGCTTCAAAAAGCCATAACCGGCAACGTCACCGCAATTATCTTCTGGCTCCTCAATCGCCGCCCCGATCGCTGGCGCGACCGTCGGCAGCTTGCCGTGACTGGGGAGGCCGGCGGCCCGCTGCAAATCGTTATCAAGGACAAGCGCGACGATGCCGCTGGTCGAGGTTGAGCTTCCGCTCCGACTCCCCTGGCAACGCCGACTCTTCGAGGCGGTGGAATCGGACGCGCGGTTCATCGTGGCGGTGATGGGGCGGCGGGCGGGGAAAACGCACGCAGCGTCGGAGCTGGCCGGGTTCTGGGCGCTGAAGGGCAAGCAAGTCTTCTGGGGCGCGCCGACGCACGACACCGCGAGTATCGGCCGCGAGAAATTCCTCGAACTCTGGTCGCCCGTGATCCTTTCGCAACGCACGCACCCGCAAGCCGAGGCGCGCCTGGTGTCAGGCGGCAAGATCCTCTGGCGCAGCTTCGACCGCGAGGGCGCGGCGCTGGGACGCGGGATCGACCTGGCGATCATCGACGAGGCGGCGCGGGTGAAGAAACGGATCGTCTACGAGGACCTGCTGCCGACGCTCGCGGACACGGGCGGGAAATGCCTTGCGATTACGACGCCGCGCGGGCGGAAGTCGTGGGTGTTCGACTGGTACCAGCGCGCGAAATCCGGCGACCCGAAATATGCCGTAGTGCACGGGCCGAGCACGGAGAACCCGGCGCCGGAGATCCGCGAGTTCATCGAGACGGTTCGCCAGGAGATGCCGGAGCATTTATTCAGGCAGGAGTTCCTCGCGGAGTTCATCGAGGGCGAGGGCGCCGTTTTCAGGAATATCCGCGCGTGCGCCACGCTCCCCGGCTGGCGCGACGAACCAACCCCTGGCGCGCGCTATATCATCGGGTGCGACCTGGCGAAACACGAAGACTTCACCGTGCTGGTCGCGCAGGACCTCAGCAGCGGCGAGTTCCACGGCTTCGAGCGGTTCCACCGGATCGACTGGCTGCAGATCATCGCGCGCGTTCGCGCGTTCGCGGAGCGGTGGGGTGGCACGGTCTGGATCGACTCGACCGGGGTTGGCGATCCGGTGTTCGATCAGCTAGCCGCCGAGGGCGTCCCGCTCGCGCCCGTGAAGTTCTCCAACGAGTCCAAGGCGCAGTTGATCGTCGGGCTCGCCACGTCGTTGGAGCGCGGGGAGATCGCGTTCCCGGACGACGACCTGGTGGTCGGCGAGCTCGAAGCGTTCGCCTACGAGGAGTTGCCGTCCGGCCGATATCGTTACAGCGCGCCAGAGGGCATGCATGATGATATAGTAATTGCGATGGCACTCGCGAACCACGGTCGGATCAAGGCCGGCAACGTGTTCGCATGGGTGGGCTGACATGCTGAAAACGAAGCGTCGTCTGAAGATCCCCCGCGCCGGCATCGGGCAGCGGATCCGGCTCGCTGCGCAGGCTCTGAAGGGCTCGATCATTCCGTTCCCTGCCGGGCTCGACCAGGCATGGATTCGCGGCGAGGAGTCCGAGTTTCTCTCGAAGCTCGGCCTGGCCACGCCGTCGAACGCGGCCGCGCAGCACCCGTATCTCCAGCGCGCCATGCGCGTGATCGCGGAGTCGCTGATGCAGGCGCCGCTTCGCGTCTACGCGGGCAGCGCGGAGAACGAGGTCACGGACGGACCTGCCGTGCGACTGCTGCGGCAGCCGAACCCGATCGACGCGCAGCACGACCTCCTGGAGCGCACGGTCTATATCATGCTGCAGTCCGAGCACGGCGCGCTCTGGAGGCTGGAGTGGGGTGGCGTCGATCCTGGGCCTAAAAGTTTCCCGGTAGCGGTGTACGCGGAGGACGCGAAGGGTTACGAGCCGCGCGTGACGAAGGATGGCGTCGCGTGGGTTCGGCGTAGTGACCAGCAGACGCTCTCGCCATACGAGGCCCTCTGGTTCCGGTTCCCGGACCCCGAGAACCCGTGGAAGTCGCTCTCGCCCGTGCGCGCGCTCACGAACGATATCGCGCAGGATATCGCGGCGGGGGAGTTCAACAGCGAGTTCTTCGCGAACGGCGCGCGTCTCGGGCTGGTGGTGACAACGAAAAGCCCGGGGCTCACGCAGGAGCAGGCACGCGAGCTGGAGGAGAAGCTGAACGCGAAGCACTCCGGACGCGGCGCGCGGTTCCGCACGGCCGTGCTGGGCGGCGCGGAATGGAACGTCGAGGATTTCGGCGCGACGCAGCGTGACATGGAGTTTATCGAGCAGCGCCGATTCCACCGCGAGACGATCCGCGCGGCGTTCGGCGTAGGGCCGCTGTTCTTCGGTGACGTGGACGACGCGAACCGCGCGAACGTGCTCGGCCAGGAGCGCGTGATCTGGCGGCACGTGCTGCTTCCGCTTGCCCGGCGGCTTGAGCGCACGATCACGACGCAGTTGCTCGGGCGGTTCTCGGCGACCGCTGGCATGTATGTCGAGTTCGACACGTCGCAGGTCGAGGCGCTGCAGGACGATTTCCGCGAGCAGGTGGATATCGCGCAGATCCTGCACGGGCTCGGGTTCACCGGCAACGAGCTCAACGAATACTTCGAGTGGGGATTCGACGATCGCGACTGGCGGGACACGGTGTTCCTGGATGCCACGAAGCTCCCGGCAGAGGACCTGCTGAGCGGCGGGATTTATGCCGACTCGAATAATGCCGCCGGGGATAAGTCTACTGGGGCCAAGAACGCGAAATCAGCCTCTCCGGGCGAAACCAAGACCGACCGCGCCGAGCGCGTGAAGCGGTGGCGCCAGCACCTGGAGCAGATGCTCCCCCTGGAGCGCAAGGCGCGCGGGGTGGTCGGGCGGTGGCTGATCGAGCTTCGCGCCGAGACGCTGCGGCGGATTGAAAGCGCGAAGTCCGGCCAGGTGAAAGATACAGAGGCGCCCGTCGATCACCTGCTCTGGGATGCGCAGGCCGAGGGCGAGAAGCTGGTCGGCCGCTTGCAGCCGGTGACGGAAGATGCCGTCAAGGCGGGCGGCAACGCGCTGATCGCGGAGATCGGCGCGTCCGGCACGTTCGACCTGATGACGCCGGCCGTCGAGGAGTTCATGCGGTCGCGGGTCCCGGCGATTGTCGGCGTCTCGAACACCGTGCGTCGGCGCGTGGAGCGCACGCTTCTGGAGGGGCTGGCGGCTGGCGAGTCGAACCGCGAGCTGAAAGATCGCGTGCGGGCGGTGTTCAACGCCGAGGCGCGGAGGGCTCAGGTGATCGTCCGCACAGAGGTGGCGAGCGCCTATAACAACGGGCGCATGATCGCGGGCGAGGAACAGGGCGTGCGGAAGTGGGAGTGGCTGACCGCCGGGGATGAGGACGTGCGCGATTCGCACATCATCAACGACGGCGTGATCCGCGAGTCCGGGCAGCCGTTTCCGAACGGGCTCACGCACCCGCACGAGCCCGGGGCGCCGGCGGAAGAAGTGGTAAACTGTAGGTGCACGCTCGTGCCCGTGATGGAGGAATGAAATGGACAAGCGGCAGCGGACCGTCTACGTCAAGCAGGCCGGGGAGCCGGGGTATTACGAGGCCGTGGTCTCCACCGGCGAGCCGGACCGCGATGGCGATATCATCGAGCCGTCCGGGTGGGAGCTTGAGAATTACCGGAAGAACCCGGTGGTTCTGTTCGCGCATGACCCGCGTCTCGTGGTTGGCGGGACGGATGACATCCGCGTAACCGACGAGGGACTGGTCGCGCGGTTCCACTTCAATCTTCAGACGCAGCTCGGGCGTGAGCTGGATGCGCTGTATTCGGCTGGTGACATGCGCGCGTTCAGCGTCGGGTTCAAGCCGAAGGAGTGGGAAGAGATCCGCAGCGACCCCGATCCGGACACCGGATATCGCCGACTCGTCGGTTATCGCTTCAAGCGCCAAGAGCTCTACGAGTTCTCCGCCGTGGCGATCCCGGCGAACCCCAACGCGCTGGTCCGCATGCAGAAGGCCGCTGCCGCGATCCCACCAGACGAGGGCGGGTGGGAGTTCATCGAGGCGCTGAAGGCGTGTGACTCCGGCGTGGATCGCCTGGCCACGCTGGAACAGCGACTCACGCAGGCGGAGGCGCGGATCACCGCGCTGGCGAAGCTGATCGAGCTTGCTCCGCGCGATCGTGACGCGGAGCTCGCGCGCGCGGCGGAAGACGCCGTGCATGATGACGACTATCTTGCCGAGCTCGGCATCGTCGCGGCCGCTGCGCTGGCACGCAGCAAGGCCGCAGGACGGAAGCGGGGCTGGTAGACATACGGAGACAAGCAAATGGACAAGGAGAAGGACCTGGCCACCAAGGCCATCGAGGCGATCGAGAAGATCGGCGAGGATGTCGGAGAGGTGAAGGATGCCGTCGCTGGCCTCGACGAGAAGGTGAAGACCGTCGACGAGAAGGTCGAGAATGTCAAGGCCGAGGTCGACGACGTGCGCAAGACGCTCGCCGTCATCGAGACGCGCGATCCGCGCGAGCGGCAGGTGATCGACCAGATCGGCGAGGTGAACTTCCGGCGGGCGGAGGAGCTGTTCCGCAAGCTCCCGAGCGACCTGGTGCAGGACGCCGCGCAGTACCTGCGCGCCAGCCTGCTCTCCCGGTGCGTCGGCAAGCTGGGCGGCCACGGCGTCGCGAAGATGCGCGAGCTGATGGATCGCATCGACAAGCAGGCGCGCGAGCGGTGGGGCAAGGCCTGGCGGGTCAAGGCCGACCTCCAGGAGGACACGGACGCCGAGGGCGGGTATGCCGTGCCCACCGCGTTCGAGAGCGTGGTTCTCCGGCTGGCCGAGGACGCGAGCATCGTGCGGTCGCTCTCGACCGTCGTGCCGATGACCACGAAGACCCATCAGATCCCGGCGCTCGACACCGCGCCGACCGCGTACATCGTCCCGGAGGAGACTGACATGTCCACCTCCGCCGAGGCGTGGGCGTCCGGGCCGTTCTCGCAGAAGAACCTGACCGCGAAGAAGCTGGGCACCTACACCGAGGTGTCCGGCGAGCTGGCGCAGGACAACGCCGTCCTGCTGATGCAGCTTCTCGCGGTGGTGTTCGGCGAGGCTGTCGGCCTCCTGGAGGACGCGCAGGCGCTGGAGGGTGATGGCACGGGCAACAACTTCACCGGGCTGATCGCGGCCACGGGCGTGAACTCGGTCACCCAGACCGCTGGCGCGCCGACCTACGCGAAGCTGGTCGAGACCGTGTTCGCCGCGTCGAAGCGGGCCAGCCGCCGGAACGCCGCGTGGGTGATGCACCCGAAGGTGCTCCAGCAGATCGTCGCGCTGACTGACAGCAACGGGCAGCCGATCTTCCACTGGAACACCAGCGAGCTCTCCTCGAACCTGATCGGTCCGGGGCGCGGCGAGGGCCGGCTCCTCGGTTACCCGGTTTATACTTCGGAGCAGATCGCGACGAACAACGGGACCGGGACTAACGAGGCTTACGTCTACTTCGGGCCGTTCGGCAGCTACCACATGGTCTTCGGCGACCTGATGGGCTTCGAGGTCGCCGCGTCGGAGCAGTTCAAGTTCTCCAGCTTCCAGATCGCGGTGCGCGGGCTCAAGCGGACCGGGATCCTGGTGGCTGTGCCCAGCGCGTTCACCATCTACAAGAACGTCACGGTGGCGTAAGCGGGGCTCGGGG